TCGGAAAGGTGTCCAGCTTCTTTTCGCACACGCTCACGCCGGTCGACCAGATGGGTTCAAGTGACCTGCAGAAGCGGCTTGAGGATCTGCGGACCGTCCGAGATCTGATGAAAGAGATAGGTCCGGAGCGCGATCAATACACGCAATTTCGCATGAATCAGAAGCGTGGCGCGGTCGGCCTCCCCGAGGACACGGGCCTCGCCGGGGTGGACGCGGAAATCGCTCGCGTCGACGCATTGCTGAAAAAGAGGCAGGAGATCGACGGACTTCCGAAGGTAACGGTATTCGGAAAGCCGACCGTTCTCCCGCAAATTGGTGGCGATGACACTGACGCGGTTGATCGCGCGATCGATAACCTGCGAAAGCACACTGAGCGGCAGATCGCCGACGCCAAGGCAATTGGGCAGGGCGCGGCGGCGCAGGCGCAATATCGTGCCGAGGCTGCGTTGACGTCGGCGGTGATGGCGAACGGCGGCGTTATCACCGCGGAGCAGGCCAAGCAGTATGAGGCGCTCAAACAGCAGGCGATGGCGGCGGCGGAAGCGTTGGCGCGGGCTCGCGTGATGGCGGATGTCAAGTTCGGGCGAGACACGGCATTCCTGTCGCAGGAAGACGTCTCCATCGCGCAGCAACTTAAGCAAATATACCCCGATGTGGCTCAGGCGCTTGGCAGCGTCGAAGCGGAGGGCATTCGTTTGAACAACGCGATGCGTGGGCTTTCGTCGTCCATGGAAAGCGGCCTTCTTACGAATCTGGCCGACATCACGACGGGAACAACGACTGCCTCGAAAGGGATCTCCAATATGTTCAATAGCCTCATTCGCGGCGTCGAGGAGGCGATCATCAAGTTGACGATCATCCAGCCGCTGATGCGCTCGCTGCAGCTGGGCTTCTCCTCGCTCGGACTCGGCAGTGTCTTCGGCGGTGGCGCGGTCAGTCTTGGCAATCTCGGCGGCGCCGCCGGCATTCTGTCGCCGATCCATCATTCCGGCGGCATCGTCGGGGAGGGCACCGAGATGCGCTTTATTCACCCGGCCTATTTCGATAACGCCCCGCGCTACCACGGCGGCGGGATCGCCGGTCTCGCGCCGGATGAAGTTCCTGCGATCTTGCAGCGCGGCGAGCGCATCACGCCGCGGGGCCAGAGCGCTGGCAGCGGTGTGTTACTGAACGTCAACGTCATCAACCAGACGGGGGTGCCGGTGAAGACGGAAACTTCTCAGGACCCCAACGGCGATATGACGATCACCCTCAAGAAGATGGTCGAGCAGATCGGCGTGGAATCGATCGCCAGCGGTGATATGGGCCGGGCGATTACCACCAAGTACGGCGTCAAGCAGTTCGCTGGTCAGTAATGGCACATCCTGCGTGGCCTGTCGGCGTGCCGTATCAGCCGATGATCGAGGGCTTTCAGCCGATCCAACGCGTCTTGCCGCCGATCGTCACGGAAATGGAGGGTGGCAACCAGCGACAGCGTCGCCGGCCGGGGGACAATGTCGGCATTGTCGGACAGACCATCATCATGGAGGCGGCACCGTTCGAGACGTTTACCACCTGGTGGAAGGAAACGCTCAGTCTCGGCACGGCGCGCTTTACGGTGCCGGTTTGGCTTGGAACCGACTACGTGACGAAGACGTGCCAGTTCACGACTGACGGACGGCCGCAGGATTCGTTCTTCGTGCCTGGCGTCGTAAAGGTTGCCATGAAGCTCCGCGTTTACGGTGTGTGATGCCGACACATTCCGAGGCAATGTTGGAGGCGAACGCGAGCTGCCCGCCCGACGAGATTGAATACTGCGCGCTCGAGCTGGAACATCCGTCGTTCGATCAGCCGGTTTATGTCGTCGCCAACGTGGCTGACGATATGCAACTCGGCATCGAGGCGGGCAGCGACGTGAACCAGGGCCAGATGGTCAACCACAAAGCCTGCCCATTCAAGACGGAATATCCGGAACAGCGCGATGGGCAGCCTGCTCAATGCAAAGTTTCGATCGACAGCGTCTCGCGCGATCTGTTGCCGAAGATAAAGGCTGCAATGGCGACCCGGGCTTATGTGCGGGTGACCTATCGTGAGTATCTCGACAGCGACCTGACCGAGCCGTCCTATGGCCCGGTGCAGTTCACTCTATTCAAGGCGTCGGTGAAGGCGGCCACGATTACCGGAACCATCACCGTCGGGAATCTCCAAAACAAGCGTTTCCCGCGCTCGAACTGCAACTACACCACGACGCAATTCCGGAGTCTGTTGCCGGGATGATCCGTTCCGAGTTCCTCGCCGCGTTGATTGGTCAGCCGTGGTCATGGCGCGATGGCAACTGCTGGGACTTTGCGTGCCATATTCAGCGCGAGTTGTTTGGCCGCGCGTTGCCGGCGGTGTCCGTGCCGTCGGACCTGTCCAAGCGCTGGGTGCTGGAAGCGTTCGACGGCCACCAGGAGCGCGGCAACTGGCGCGAGGTGGCGGAAGGGCCGGGCGGTCTGGTCGCGGCGCAGGACGGCGCTTTGTGCTTGATGGCTCACCTGCGGATACCGGGTCACATCGGCGTCTGGATGAAGCCGGAAGGCAAGATCATCCATTGCGATGAACACGCGGGCGTCTGTTTTGAGACGCCGCTTGCGCTCCGTCAGCAAGGCTGGCGGCAACTGAGATTTTTTGAGCCGAAATAGGAGGTCATGATGACCGCAGAATTTACGTCTGGCGTGATCAATCTCGAAGGCCTCAAGCCCGCAAAGATCATTGTCGGGCCTGTTGCGATCCTGCCTGACGGTTCAATTGAACACACGCCGAACTTCACCACGACCGACGAGGCCGCCATGGCGTTTTGGAGCGCGGTGGATCGACTGGCGCCGACGTTTTTACGAGTGCGCGAAACGATGCGCGAGGCTAGTGAGTCTCACCCTCATCATCTCGGAGTATCTGCTTAATCGCCGCATCCATCTTGGCGATGCTGGGCCGCCATTCAGGGTTGCCGGCGGCGCTTAATCGGAGAATGGCGGTAGAGTGATCCACCCGCGTCTGAATGTCCGAACGGACTTCTGAAATCGGCTTTTCAAGCGTCTCAGCCAGAATATCGATGATCGCGCGAAATACAGCGGTCATTGCGAGATAACGGCCGACTTGTGCGGGGCTTTCCTGCTGCTGATCGGTCATTCGTTCCTCCCATAAAAAGCTCAGCATACACATGCACGCACCTCTACCGAAACTCCCGGCCAAGATGCCGGCAGAGCGCTCCCGCGCGCGCCGTGAGCGTCGTAGTGCGTCCGAGCGTCGGCCGGTGCTGCACGTCGTTGCACCGGGTCTTGAGGTAACGCAGGCCGTCCCGCGCAAGGGTGAGACGGTCACGGCATTCCTGCGTCGTACCGGTTGGGCGACCAAGGATCCACGCTACGGCTGGCAGTTCCGGAAGCGCCTGCCGACGATCCTCGAGGTCAACGGCGAGGCCGTTCTCCGTAAGAACTGGCGCCGGACCAAGATCGCTGCGGACGACAACGTTCGGTTTGTCTCCTATCCGCGAGGCGGCGGAAAGCAAGGCAAACAAGTTCTTGGTCTGGTGGCCTTGGTCGCCGTCGCGGCGTTCGCGGCATGGGCTGGCCCGGCAGTTGCTGCGGGGCTTGGCCTGGCCGGCACGACGGCAACAATCGCCGGAGGTCTCGTTACCGGCGCGATCGGCCTTGGCGGCGCTCTGTTGGTCAATGCGCTCGTGGCACCGAAACAGGGCGCGACGAACGACGGCACGCCGACCGATCAAATCTACACGGCGTCAGCGCAAGGCAACCGTGCGCGTCTAGGACAGCCGCTTCCGGTCTGGTACGGCCGGAACAAGGATTATCCCGACTTCGCCGCGACACCATGGGGCGAGTTTCAAGGCAACGATCAATACTTGAATGTCCTGCTGTCGGTGACGATGGGGAGCATGGACTACGAGCAACTGCTGATCAGTGACACGCCATTTTGGAATCCAACGGATGGCGTGTTGCCTGCCTTTTCGTCGGCTCAGGTCGAGTTCTATGAGCCGAACGCGCCGGTCACGCTGTTTCCGGTCAATGTTACGCAATCCGACGAGGTAAACGGGCAGCAACTACCGCACGATTACAGTTGGATCGGACCCTACGTCGTCAATGCGCCAGCGACGACGGCGTATCAGATCGCCGTCGATTATGTCTTTCCGGCCGGCTGCTACACCACCAATGACGACGGCGAGACGACCGCATTCAGCGTCACCGTCATTGCAGAACGGCAGGCCGTAGACGACGCAGGCGCTCCGACAGGTTCATGGGAGACGCTCGGAATCGTTACGCGCTCGTATGCGTCCCGTTCGCCGATCCGCGAGACGCTCCTGGTCGGCGTCCCGGAAGGCCGTTATCAGGTCCGTTTCCGCCGCACCAGCGATGTGCCCGCCGACAACAAAGGCGCTGCCGAAGTCGTTTGGGCGGGCTTGCGGGCCTATCTGCGCGGTGACAACACTTTCCCTGTCTCCACCATCGCCATCCGCATCAAGGCGACGGAGACCACTCAGGGCTCTTACAAATTCGGCGTCATCGGCACCCGAAAGCTTCCGGTGTGGGACGGCTCGACGTTCGTCACGCAAGCGACCCGTAGTCCGGCATGGACGTTGCTCGATATGGCAACCAACGCGCAGTATGGCGCGGAGGTGCAGAGCGCCAAGGTCGATTTTAATGCAATCGTCAATCACGCGACGGGTTGTGCCTCGCGCGGTGACAGCTTCGATTACGTGTTCAAGTCGGCCGTCGCGGTGCCAGAGGCATTCGACACGGCGATCACGCCCTCCCGCTCGCGGCATATGTGGCTCGGCGATACGCTATCGCTGGTCCGCGACCAATGGGAAACTGTCCCGACCATGATGTTGACGGACCGCGAGATCGTCCGCGACAGCACGTCGTTTGAATACACGATGCTAGGCGAGGAAGACCCCGACGCTGTCATCATCGAATACATCGATGAGAACACCTGGTTGCCGGCGACGGTGCAGTATCCGCCGAACACCGAGGTCTTTACAGCGACGCGGCCGGAAACGAAGCGCGTCAACGGCATCGTCAACCGGAACCACGCCTATCGGGAATGCGCGTTCTACTACCTATGCTCGATCTATCGCCGTGAGGCAGGATCGATTGGGTGCGAGTACGAAGGCCGCGCCATCACCATGGGCCAGACACTGAGGCTCCAATCCGAGTTGCCGCAGGATTATGGCTATGCCGGCGCGGTGACGGAGCGCGACGGACTCACGCTGGCGCTCGACCCGGCCCCGGAATGGGCAGTCGGTGAGCAGCACTACATCCGTTTGCGCCGGCCGAACGGAAAAGAGTTCGGGCCGATCCGCGCTGGCAGGGGCGACAACGACAATTTCGCGGTTCTGGACAGTAGCGATCTGGCGACTGTCGAAAGTCAGCAGGGGATCACGCTCGACAACGTGCTACTGCGCGCTGACGGCGGCGAGTACCCGACATACGCGCTTGGGACGGCGGACAATCAGTCCAAACTGGTGAAGGTGCTTACCGGCCAACCGAACGGCGAGACGTTCACCCTGTCGATTGTGGTCGACGACGAGCGGGTCCATGCGACCGATCTCGGCGATCCGCCAATCCTGCCGGTCGGGCAGTTTCCGAAGAACGACAGCGCGCCGCTGATCGTCGGCCTAAATGCTCGCTTCGGTCAGGGCGTTGCCGAGCCGCAGTTGACCGCGAGCTGGTTTCCGGCTGCGGGCGCGTTCTATTATCGCGCCGAAGTCAGCTACGACAGCGGCAACTCGTGGATCGAGGTCTATCAGGGCTCCGACACGAAGTTCGAGAAATTTGTGACGCTTGGCGCATTGACGTTGCGGGTGCAAGCGGTCGGACAGTTCCCGGGCCCATGGTCACAGGTTCCCGTCGAAGCGCCGACGATCGAGATCATGTCCGGCGCGGTCGCGCTTAAATCGTTGCGCGATGAGCTGCTAGACAAATGGACGACGTCGTCGGCGAATGTCATCGCGTCGATAAACGCGATCTTGCAGCAGATCGACGAGATGAATACCCTTGCTCGCTTCCAGGAGTGGGCAAAGCAGGAATCCGTACAGACTAATCTAGTTGTCACCGATGATCGACTGAGCGCCTCGATTTCGGAGACGCGCACTGTCGCGATCGGCGTCGATCAGGCGCTGGCGGCTTATAAAATCGTAGTGAATGCCCGCCTCGACGATCCGACAACGGGCCTCAACGCGACGGCATCCGCGACATCTGCGTTATTTACGCAGGTCAATCAGGCAGGCACCGGTATTGCGCCTGTCCTTGCAGGTCTGAATACGCAATTAAACCAGCCAGTCACCGGCATCGCTGCCCGATTGGACACGGTGACAACGACCTCAGGAAGTAACAGCGCCTCGATCTCGCAGCTCATGAGCAGCGTCAACGGCAGCAGCGTTACTGCCGGATTGATCGGAACGATTGACGGTGTATCGGGAGGCCTTATCCTTCAGGGCTTTAAGGTCAATGGCGCCGTTACCTATAACGTCGTCATTAATGGCGGCGTCATCATACCTGGAACGGTGACGGCAGGTATTCTCGCCGCAGGTGCGGTTCAGACTATCAACCTCGACGCACTGTCGGTGAACACGTCAAAGCTCGCGATCAATAGCGTCGGCATCGATCAAATCATCGCCAACGCGGTTTCGAACGTAAAGTCGTTCTACAACGGCGGCCCGGTCACCATCACTTTCTCGAATTTTGATAATTACGTCTTTAACGGTGAGAGTGTCGATATTCGGTCAGGGGTGGCAATCGTCACGATATGCGGCCAATGGATCAGACCTCTTGGCGGTAACAGCATCACTGACGCCAAGGTTGTTCTGCAACTGAGTATCGACGGAACGAACGTCCGGCGCTTCTATTGGGATTGCGTTATTGAGGGTGGCGCATACCGGCTCTATCAGCCGTTCACCATCAAACATGTGCAGACGGGCCTCTCGGCAGGAACGCATACTTTCACGCTGCGCAACGTGAAGGGGACCGACGA